AAAAGATAACTCCCCTCTATCCTCAAAGCCGTCATACTCAGTATAGTTAACAGTAAAGCTAGACACGTTAACATGACCATTATCAAAAGGAACGTTTTTTCTAGCGAAATATTCATCGTTAAATCCTGATACACGGTTAAAGTAATGCATGAAGTCGTGATAGAATTCACTGTTGGTATCATGCCATAACTTGTAGTTGGTATTTATTACTGCTTTGTGATAATGGAACACTTCCATTTCCTCTGTGTCAATAGCATCGGCAATACAATCAAATGCTCCTGCTGTCCATTCCTCAACACTCTGTGTAGGATTAGGATCAAGTGTTACCCATACCATACCTCCGTGCTTAACTTCACAATGCAACTGTGGTTCAACAGTTACTATAGGTGCTCCTAGCGTACCACTAGGACTGTGTACGCCATAGTTACGATATGCTCGAACACCATCGCCTGTGTTGTATGCAATAACATTTACACCTGCTATTTGTGTTGTTCTGTAGTCTAGTTTATTATACATTTCTGAGATATGGCACATAGGTACCCATACCTTTGAAAAGATACATTCTTGCTCTTGTGCAAATATTTCTGGATCGTTATATGCTGAACTGCTGATTGATTCTACGTTGGGCTGTGCTAACCAATTCTTATGATTACGTGGTGCCATTATATTTCTCCTTACATTTATTTAAATTATTATAACAAATAAATTAGGAAAAATCTAATAGATAAGATGTATTACATTATAGATTGAAAAAATGAGCAGTTAACGCTTGCTCAGGCGACCCAGGTGGCACCATCCATTCAATTATTTTGAAAGGAGAATGGAATCCTTTATTCGTGTTCCCCGCCAGGATCACGTGGATCAAGTGCTATCTTCTTACCATTAATCCACATAGATTGTCTTGTACGACTTGCACTGTGATAACCAGATCGAAAATCAAAAGTCGAAGGACTACGTTTTGCTGTTTCAAATGTTGCTACAGTAATAGCAATAGCACCTAGTAGGATAATATGTCCTACTGCACTGATACCAAACGCTGTCCAACTACCTACTATTAAACTAAATGCAATACACCACATCCATGCTAGTACCTGCATTACCATATGTCGTGTATTAATGTCTGGAATGTGCCGCAATGGATTCTTTTCATAATCCATAACGTTGTTCCAATTGTTGTAGATAAATTCTTTCATATCTTTTACCTTTTCAAATGTTACTTCTTTAGGATAATGAGCATCTGCTAAGTCTCGAAAATCTATAGCATCGTATAGATCGTGGAACTTTTTCGATACAATAGTGTTTTTAAAGTATGCTGTTACCTTATACATAACACTCTTTCCGCAAAAAAAAATGGTGCGCCTGGAGGGACTTGAACCCCCACGCCGTGAAGCACTAGAACCTAAATCTAGCGTGTCTACCAATTTCACCACAGGCGCAGTTGAGAGCTAACCGTTGACTCTCGCGTGTCTATTAAGCGACAAACCTAACTGGTGCTGGTTGAGAGACTCGAACTCCCGACCTGATGATTACAAATCAACTGCTCTACCAACTGAGCTAAACCAGCGTTGTTTGGAGCGGGTAAGGAGAATCGAACTCCTATCATTAGCTTGGAAGGCTAAGGTCTTACCATTACACAATACCCGCATGGCGGATAGGGAGGGATTCGAACCCTCGGTACACATTACTGCGTACGGCGGATTAGCAATCCACTGGTTTAAGCCACTCACCCACCTATCCTTATTAAATTTTCAAACAACGTATTATATTATAATAGCAAAAAACTTATTACTTGTCAACCGGATTTTTCATTTTCCAGTAAATAAATTCTTCTCCAGTAGTTTCATTTTTTACAGTGATAGCCGGGTGTCCATCAGGCAACTGCTTACCTACATAATGCCAAGTCATGCCATCTTCTATATTTTTTTCTACTGTTTCAAAAAATTCTGCATTATCTACAGCAAATAAACCTAATACAAACACCAATCCAATCATTTTGTAAACCTTAAATTATATTCTTTACCATTATCCCAAAATCTAATAGTACTATGGCTATAAACACTTTGCGACTCTTCTTCATATCGTGTTTCTGTCTGGCATTGTGTTCGTGTTCCACCTGTAGCATTGCTATTTTGATTAGCAATTATACCACCAAGCAAAGCACCAACTGCACCACCATTATCGACATTTTTGGTTACATTATTACCAATGATGCCACCAATCACTGCACCTGCCAGGGTGTCTTTTGTCTTATCTCCTGAAACTGCAACCTCTTTACAAACCTCAACAGTGTAAGGTTTTTGTTTGATTACTGTTTTATAGTGATCCTGAGTTACCCCCATTACATCACTTGCCTGTGCTATTCCGGAAAATCCTGCAAGAAATCCAATACTTACCGCAATAGCAACGGTGTGGAAATATAGTTCATTAAACTTCATGTTGTACCTCAACTTTCTTTAATCTATCATATTTAAAGGAACGCCAGCCTTGCGCATTTGTATCCCATACTGTTACATTACCTTTGGCAGGTTCTTTATCTGTTTTAGGACGATGCTCTTGCGGAATAACATTCCAATTTTTTGTACAAGTCATCACTCTTTCTTCACCATTGAGTTTATCAAAAGTTACTACAAGAGTGGATTCTCTTAACTGACTATTTAAGTCTTCTTGAGTTGGAATGCCTTTTTTGTCAGCAACAAAATTTTCTACTTTCATAGTTCCTCCACAATTCCTAGCCCTTCGGCCGCAATTAACAAAAATCCTGCAATTACAAAATTCCCCATTACAAGGAATATACCTGCACCTATACGTACTGCACTTTTAGCTAAACTTACATAGAAATGCTTTTTACTTACATCTACTGGTTCCATTATCTACTCTCCATTACCTTATCGGCTAAACCATAAGCAACTGATTCTTCTGCACTCATAAAGTTATCTCTATCCATATCTTCTACAAGTTTTTCGTAAGTTTGTCCTGTATGATTAACATATAACTCAGTAAGTTTTTCTTTCCAATGTTGTAATTCTTTATATTGGATTTCAACATCACTAGCCTGACCTCTAGCACCGCCTAATGGTTGATGAATCATGTGCCGGGCATTAGGTAGGATAAACCTTTTTCCTTTTTGTCCTGCACTTGCTAGGAAACTACCCATACTTGCAGCTTGCCCAATTACAATAGTATGCACAGGACATTTGATAAAGTTCATTGTATCATAGATGCCAATGCCAGCAGTAACACTGCCTCCTGGACTATTAATATAGAAATTAATAGGTTTTTCAGGATTTGTAGACTCTAAGAAAAGCATTTGGGCTACAATTAGACTAGCACTAGTATCATTTACATCAGTATCTAACATAATGATACGATCTTTGAGCAGTCGGCTGTAGATATCATAACTACGTTCGCCTTTTGCTTCTTTTTCTATTACAACTGGAACTAGATTAGGCATTGGACATCACCGGCATTGGTATACTACTTGTGCTATCATTATAATCTTCAGTTGTATATGTTCTAGTTGCAATTTCTTTAATCATCACACCGTTTTTATAACGATATGTTACTAATTCTCTCCGGACTACTCCTTCTAGATCAGTATCGAATTCGGATTTGAATGGTCCATCAGACATTATTTTCTCCCTTGTTTGACATCATAATATTTTGGTCCTTTTGAAGTAAATTCCATACCTAGTAAATTACCTAAGTAAAGATCATGACGCTTGTTATATTTCATAATTATTCTATTAGTGGCAACAACTACAGTTAGTCCATCCCCTTGACGGAAATTTTCTACTTCTGCTGTAACTGTATTATCATTATCAATACAAGTTACTTCACAGTGTTTGTCAAATTTTATCATTTTTTTCCTAACAATTTAAGATTTAATACAAAGTTCTCTACAAGTAGTTTAACAATAATTGCGCCGTCTGTCAAGTGATTTCTTTCCATTTCTAGCACATGGGTAGCCATCATTATATAGGCTTGATCTTCTGTAATGTTTAATTCACTCCAATCAATAGGATCCATTAGAGCACCTTCTTTTGCTAACATCACAAGGTTGCGAATTGCCTCATCATCTACTTTAAACATATCACTCATACATTAATCCCATAAGTTTTCATAGTACTTGCCGAACAGTCTGAAGCCGTTCGAAATTCTTTCTTGTTCTGCTTTCATACCTTCCATATCCCACTTGTTATATTCATAGTAGTATGACTGCCAATCGTCTTTGTTCTTTTGCTCGAACGCATGAATCATTTCATCCAACACCCAATCCCAACGCTCAAAGAATTTGTCATCAGTTTCGCCGCCTTCGTTGTACAACTTTTGCCATTCTTCTGTATTAGTAGGACGTAACCCTTCTGGAACATCTTCAAGGTCCACATTAGGAGCACCGTGTTTAGTTTCCTTGAGTTGTTTAAGCATAGGAAGCACGATGTAAGCAAGGGTATGATCCATACTCCACGTATCCCAGTGGTCTATGCGTACTTTTACTTTTTGCTCACGTTTGTCTAAGAACGGAACATTAACTAGATCATACACACTTTGAATAGCATCTTGTAACTTTTCTAAGAGTGTTTCAAACCGTGTATATTGTATAGGCCAATCTATATAGCCATATTTCTTATCCATATATCGTGTGTGAATACGACATACTAGTCTACTAGGATAATTACCTAAGTTGACTTTCATATTTCACCACCTTTACGTTTTCTTCTTTTCCTGGAGTTACCCAAGGCTCTGAATACTCTAATGCTGTTTCTACATCTTCAAACAATAATGGACGAATGTCCCAACAGTTTTCTGTTTTTTCTGTGACAAAAATCCAATCGTCCTTGCCATCTAAGCATATCATAATTGCATACATTAGTAATTTACCTCTTCGAAACTATCTGCAATATATGCCATATTGTATCGTGAGGGATAATGCTTTAACAACCTACTCGCTTCTTCTCTAACTGCCCGCGGCACCCGCGGATACTTTTTAGGATCTCGCAGGTCCATCAGGAATTTTTCAACATTTAGTACTGCATTAGTTCTTTCAATTGGTAATGTCATCTGCCCACCTAATCTTTTTTCCGTAGTGTGTTTCAAACTGTTCAATAAGTTTATTATACGACAAAAGTTCTTCAGTTGTCAAGTCCCACAAATAGTCGCTGAGTGCATTCCAGTCTTCAGTGTGCATAGGTTCAACACTGTATTCGTCCCATCCGTCGTAACCTAATTTAGTGTCATCGCGGATATCAATACGGCCTGCTGAATAGTTAATCTTTGTTGACACACCGTCTGCTTCTAACAGTCCACGCTCTTCGTACCAGTAAAGATTGATTGGACCCATCCAATTAGTGCTATAGGTGATCATAGTTCTACAATCTTCACACTATCGCCAAACCGTTCTTTGAGGTCATTCCAAATGCCAGCATTGGCCATACGCAATCCTTGACGACTCTTAATCAGCACATACTGACTTCCACTCAGAGTTTTTGCTTCAGCACAGTCGCTGTCTACATCAATGCGAAGTTCCT